CGAAGTTGAACTTCGCGTATGACCTTCCCCTTGAGCACCTTGAGCACCGAATCGGCCGCCAGCAGGGAGTTGTCGCCGCGCAGCTCCTTGGTGTCGGTCTCCAGGGTCAGCTCCATGGACTTGACGCCCACCATATCCACCTTGGCCGCATAGGTGGGGGGCGCTCCAGCCGGATCGGTCGAGAGCTTGTATACCGCAGCGTCGTTGACGCCGAACAGCCTGGTCTGATGAGCGAGTGCCACCTATACCTCCTGCCGGTGTTTCCGGCTCAGTGGATGAATCGGCTCTATCGAGCCAGGACAAAGGCGGTGTCCGGGGCCACCCAGCGCACCCGGGAGCACTTGGGACAGCGGACTGTGATCGGTAGGTCGACCTCGCGGACGACTCCTACGCCCTGCGCCGGCCGGGGCCGGTTCAGGAGCTGCGTGTACAGCTGGCGTTCGGATGAGAAGGTGTGATCGGAGCGTTCCAGCGTTCCCATGTGAAGGTGGCTGGTATCCGAGAAGCGCCAGCCGGGTTCGATCTTCCAGACTGGGCGGGGATTTCCCGAGAGCACCGAGAGGGCCACGATGCCCAGGTGTTCGCCGCACTGGCCATTGCTACAGAAGACGGCGACGGGCCTCATGCTTGTCGGAAGACCTCAACAGTGATCGCGTGGTGAACGATATTCTCATCGACCTCCAGCATCCGCATGGAGTGACGGACCAGGGCCACATAGGGGAGGCTGGTGCCGATCAGGTTGAGGCGCACCCCATCCATGCCCTTGCGCAGCGCAGGGGCAAGCGTGTAGCTCTCGGCCACCAGGCCGGTGGTCGGATTGTGCCACAGCTGCCAGAGGTCGACCTGCACTGTCTCGACCACCGTGTTGGCCGCGCCGTCCTCGATCGGATCGGCAACCAGCGTCAGCTCCTCGGTGATCGTGACGTAGGGGGGCGCGGTGCCCGCCGGGGCCTCATCGCGATAGGCCGAGAGGCTGAGCCCCAATCCTTCGATGAGCGCCTTCAGGGCGCCGGCCGTGGTCGCCGACATCAGTCCTGGAACTCCAGGCAGAGCAACTCCAGCACCCGCTGGCGTCCGTCTGGATCCTCCACCATCTGGATGTCAAGGATCCGGCCACCCCACAGCAGCCGCATGTTGTGGCCGCTGGTGCCAGTGGCACTCCCCGTCCTGGCCAGGTCGGCTCGGTAGTAGGTCTTGACGGTGTGCGAGAGCTTCATCTCCAGCTGACCGGCCATCGCCAGCTCCCGGCCGCCGAGTGGTTCCACCATGCCCCGCAGCGGGCCCACCACCTTCCAGCCCTCGGTGGGAGTACCCTCCGCGTCCGTGCTCGTGACCCTCGACTGGAGCACCAACGCCTGGCGGAAAGACCCGGCCCGGACCCGGCCCGCTCCTGGCACCTTACCGGACCAGCCAGAAGCGGTAGGGGGCCATCAGGGCGTCCACGCCGTCAGGGATGGCCAGAGCCACGATGCGGGTGTCCACGATCACATCCTCCCGATTCTGGTACAGCTCGCCGAGGTAGAGCCGCACGGCCGCCTTGATGTCATCGGTGACCAGGTCCGAGGAAGCCGCCCCGGTCGCGTACTGGATCTTGACCGCACCCGGGAGAGGCCCGGTCACCGGCCAGACCTTCCCGAGCGCCGGCACCAGGCGGCCGGGCTCGCTGCTGCCGTCCAGGTAGTACCCGCTCGAGGCCAGGGTCTGGACCACTCCGGCGGGATCGACGTAGGTCACGCTGACGATCGAAGAGACAGGCGGTCTCAGCTCGATCACCGAGGCGGTCGCCTGCATCCAGCCGGTGGGCCCGTAGCTCAGCATCGACGGCGGCCACCCATACATCCAGGTGGGCACGAACTCCGGCTGCCCGAAATAGTCCATGCTGAGCTGCAACGTCTGGGTGACGAACGCCCGCCGGTACTCCCATTCCAGCTTGCGCCGGGCGGCGCGGATCAGGTTCTCGATCAGGTTGTCATCATCGGGGATGGTGACGTTCAGATGGGCTTTGGCCTCGGCGAGGGTCACAGGCTCAGTCACTGGCCCGGTGATAACTGTGGTGGAAGCACCCATGCGTCTAGGCTACGGCTGCCCGCGCTTCTCTCCAGGTGCCGCAGTGGCCTGCTCCACGTCATAGTGGACGAACAGGTCGATCGGCTCGAACATCTCTGGATATCGCTTGAGAAGCTGGTGGCCCTGGCGCACTCGGGTATGGCCCTTCTGGATCATGACGGGCGAGCCGTCGAGCTCCACCGCGCCGGTCTCCTTGGCAACGTAGATATCCACTGCGGGGATACGGGGCATGGGTGAATTCTCCTACTTCTGCGGTTTGGGCGGTGAACCCTTGGGACTCGTCGGGCCACCCGTCGGAATCGCCCCAGGCTTGGCCTCCGGCAACGAGGGATTGGGAGCGGTCGTCCCGCTCACATAGGGGTGAGTCGGCTTACCTGCTGGCTCACCCACGCCGGCAGCGGTCACTGCTGGACCGGTAGGTGCTGGTTCTCGGTACATGTTGCCGCGATGCCCATATGACGGGCTCTGTGCGGCGCCACCAGCTCCAGGAGTGCTCACGCCCATCGGCATCGCTATTCGGACTCCTGGGGCTGCTCGGACTGCGACTGGAGCGGCGATCCGCTCGGGCCGTTGTTCTTCCCACCGCCATGCTGCTCTCCGTGGTAGTCATGGCTGATCGGCGAGGTGGGATTGTTCGGGCCCATGGCCGGACGATTGGGGGAGGGTGCCGGCGGCGTGATCTTCTGCACCGTCGGCGTGGTGATGTTCGGAGGCCGCACCGGAGGCGGCGTCTGAGCCGTCATCAGGTCTGGTCCGCGCTGGTGTTGGGGATCAAGTCCGGCTGTCCCGGGTGAGTCGGGCCTCCCTTCGGGAGCGCGCCGACTCCAGGGGATGGGCTGGGAGCGGTGGACGAATTGACCGGCGTCGCATCATCGTCCAGTGTATTCGCCCCCGCCGTCCCTGCATAGGGCGCGGGGTTGACCGGAGCCATGGGCATCGGGGCCGTGCTGGCGGCTCCTCCGCTTGAGGAACCCTGGCCAGCCGTGCCCGTTCCCGGCTTCAGGTGCATCGGCATTGTCGGCTTGAACTTCGCCATGAGAACTCCTTGAGCTTACTGGGCGATGCAGTAGGGAACGGTCGACTGAACGGTTGGGGTGGCGATGGTGGCCGGCGCGGTGGCCGCCAGCGACGATCCCGAATTCTGCGCCAGGGCGAGCTGGCCGGTCACGATACCGGTGGACGGCAGCAGCCGGGTCGTGGTCCCCACCAGCTTCCCCATCAGGGTCGGCACGGTGGTGGCCGCGATCATCAGGGCAGCGTAGTAGACGCCATCCTTGGGAACGGTGTAGGCAGTCGCGAGCGTGAACGTCTTGAAGGTGTCGGCCGCCCAGGCGGTGGTGACGCTGGTGCTCTGCGCGATCAGCGCAGGGGTGGCTGAGGTGTCATAGAGAGCGGCCCACTCGTTGGTGAGCGTACCGCCGGCGGTGGCGCCGGAGAGGAATCCGAGGGTGGTCACCACATCCCCGGCCTGGAGCGGTAGCGCCACCGAGGTCATGACAGCGGTGACCAGGGAGGCGACCAGGTCGGTGGTGATCTCCTCGCGCCTGAAACTCTCCACCAGCGTGACAGTGGGCGAGCCGTCGAGGAGCCATCGGCGCTTCTCCCATCCGCGATAGTTGGTTCCGGCCATGTTGGGGATCTCCTATGTTCTGAAGCGGTCAGGGGAAATGTTCTTGACGCGGCGCATACGTTCCCGCGTCTGGATTGTCCGGCACTCTCGGCACCGCCGAGCGAAGTACTGTCGATCGCCGGAACGACGGATCGGTTCGAGGATCAGGTTGTCGCCCACCAGCTCGTGGCCTGCTGGGCAATGGGTCTTCTTCGCATTGTGCGACTGGATGTCGGCGCCGAGGCGTAGAACCTCTTCGGCCTTGGCGAGTCGGCGGATTCCGAGGTGGGGTCTCAAGAGTTCGACTATCTCCCTGACCCGCTCAGCCTCATAGACACACCACTCATAGATGGGCTTCTCGCCACCAGTTCCGGGCTGACCCTTGCGAATAGACCCGCAACCCATGATGCTGGCGAAACGTTCCACCACATCCTGATCGGTCATGCCTAATCGGATTTGAATTTGCACTTTGCCGCTCGGCCTCGGGTAGATCCCTACGCAGCCCTCGCCTTCAAACAAGCCGGCGGCCCATGCCACTTCCAACGGGTTACGCTCTTTGTGCATCGAAGATTCTCCTTCGGTGACGGGGCCGGGACGCTGCACACGTCGCCGGCCCGCTCCGTATCTACTGGGATGCTCTGAATTGTATCAGAGCGGTAGGGGAAACGCCCTAGGACTGGAGCAACCTGAAAGCATTGACATCGAGAACCCTTGCGTTGTTCCTCCAGTACGCGAAAAAACCCCTCTGGCCTGTCGGGAATCTGTTCGTTGCTCCGAATAAGTGGGGGATGACCTCGATGTCCAGCCCCACCCGATCCACGATCAGGTAGTAGCGGGGGTCGCCCATGACCATGATCGAAGAGGTGTGCGTGAGGACCGACGCCATGGCCGAGGACTCATTGGCACCGTAGCCCAGCACCTGAACGCCCAGGTTGCCGCCGCGGGGCACCTGGTTGTCGAGTCCGGCGGGCAGGTAGACCCACAATCCGGCACCACCGGCGGTGTCGAACTGCCGGACGAGGTTCCAGATCGCTCGGTTGGCGATGATCTGGGAGCGGGGACGGAAGCGCGGAGGAACCGCCTGCTCCAGCTTGTAGAGGTCGCCCACGACGAAGGCCGAGTTCGTGGCGGTCGGCGTCGCGGTGGTGGCACCGGTGATGAGCCCGGTCGGCTCGTTGGTGCCGGAGCCGGTGCTGAACTTGCTCGCCTCGAGGTCGTCCTTCGCGTCCTGGATCAGGTTGGCGAGTTCGGTCTGCAGCTCGGGCCAGTCCTGGGTGAGTTCGATCGACACGGGGACGAAACATTGCGCCCTCTGCATCAGCAGGGAGGGCTGGGCCAGTGTCGGGCTGTTGTCGCTGGCCTCGGTCGTCTCAGTGGCGTAGGCCGCGGTGACGCCGGCCGAGGTGACGCCCCTCCACTCGTTGCCAGGGATGGTGTCCACCCGACAGATAGCCCGGAAGGGGTTGACCGAGAGGTTGGAGGTGGGGATGACGGTCGGGTCCAGCATGTAGGGAACCGCGAACCCACCAGCCGAGCCGGTGCCGACCGAGAGGGCCCGGACCAGGTCCATCGCCCTCTGCTCGTCCTGGCTGAGATTGGGCTGCGCGTTCCCGCGCATCCCGGCGCTCATCGTCTTGGCGAACGCCCGCTTGTAGGCCGGTGAGCCGGTCAGCAGGACGCGCCTGGTGATGCTCTGGGCCTCGTCGTCGCGCTCGATCAGGCCGGAGACGTACTGCTGCCTGGCCGCCCGGTCGGCGGGCCTGGCACCGGGGAGCACGGTTCCCACCGGGGACTCCGGGAAGACGGCGAGGTCGACCGCCCGCCGCGCACGGTCGCGCATCTCGCGGCGGGACTGGTCGGGCTGGAAGGGGTTGGTGCGGACGGCGTTGAGGTCGTAGACGTCGGCCTCGGACATCCGGCTGATGATGGTGGGTCCAGCACCGGCGCCGCCGCTGCGAGCAGGACCGTGGTCCACTCCGGGCTCGCGGTGCTCGGGCCGGTCGGCCAAGCGCCGCACGCGGCCATCACGCGCCTCTAGCTCGGCCATCACGCGCCGGTGCTCGTCCAGCTCCGTGTTGTTCTGGTCCCACTGGATGCGGACCTCCTCGGGGAAGGCATCGTCCGCGAACTCGGCGTTCTGGTCGGCGATCCAGCGCTCCAGTTCGGCGATGCGGACCGCTCGCTCTTCACGATTCATGGGTTTCTATCTCCTGTTGGGATTGCGGATGACAACGAGCCGCTCTGGCGAGTGATCGCGGCTCCCATCCTCGGAGTGAGAATCCTCGGCTCCATGGTGCGGGAGTGCTGTCGCGGTGGCGGGCGAAAGGCGGTGGAGCAGCTGGTGGAGGCGATCGG